TTTTTTGCTGACGTGAAATTTGCCGATGGCTCTAACCAAATCACAGCAAGATGAAGGGTCACCTTGCCATACGTCAGGTCCGAACGTGCGTGAAAGAAATTTCACTCCTCGACAATTTCGTGGTATATGTTCAACAGTTAGTTTCTGTCCTAGCAGCTGTGCTATTCTAATATAATTTGCCTCAGGTAAGTCTGCTGTGAGCCCGTCATCACCTCCATATATACCCAGCTTGGACCAGGCGTCAATGGGTGCGATGTATTGGTCTCGAGTTCGAGTTAGTGTGTTTCTGAAGGCACAGTAGGCCACAAAGGCATTCTCTATACTGTTGAAAGCGGATGTCTCGGGTGAACCCGAGAGTCTGGTATAGTTGGTGTTATATCGTGTGCCATGTTTCCCTACTGCCCTTGTTTTGTATTGGTTTTCATGTATTCTCATCAGATCAGTATGATATGATGAGTCGAATGCTCGCACTAGGATTTTGTGTTCTAATTCTCTCATTCCTCGATTGACGTGACCGTCAAACTTAGAAAAGTCTGTGTTGGCAACATATTGTGCCGTTGAACATATAAATGTTACTCTGTCAGCAATTTCGACAGGTGTTGTGCCAAACGCATACCACTTAAAATTCTTGAGGTGGTCATTCAAAGCATACATGTAGCTAGAATAATCTAGTTTGTCCCGTGGGTTTACTGTGGAGATCAATCTAACTGCTTTGATGCCATGTGTCACCTCTTTCTTTGGGAAGGTCTGGATGGTGTTTTTGGCCCTTGGTTTCTCTGTTTCTGCTCGTCGTAAAATTGCCTTTTGCGTGGGTCGATTTTGTCTTTCATATATTTGCTCCACGGTGTATGGTCTCAGCTTTTCGTAACCAGAAAACATGAAGTTCACAAATTCCGTAGCAAACATCTCGAACCAACGCGGCTCGTCCCACTGGTTGTTAAATAATCTTACGTGGGTGGCATGATGCTCATTGGCTGCGTTGTTTCTTGGTGCAGCTGCTATCGAAACTATAGGATTCATGAATGTTTCTAGTCCCGTATCCACTAGGTCTTCATTTTTGTAATACTCCTCTGAAATTACTGAGTATTCAGTGATGTATGGTTGGAATTGGTGTGGGTTGTCCACGTGCGGAACTCCCTCTATTTCAGGTAAACTCTTGACATAAGCCAGGAGTATTTCACTTGCCGCTTCATAGTTGCAAGTTCCTTCAAATTTGGGAGC